CCCCGCGCTTGTCCATTTCTCTCCCCAGCAGCGGGGGATACCGGGAAGAACACGATGAATAGTGAGGAGTTTCGATGAAAACGCGCGAACTTGTATCCACAATGGATAGAGTGTGTTGGGCGACGAGTGTGATCGCGGGCATGCTTTGCGGGATCGTGGCAGGCGCGGCGCTCGCGTCGATCCTGTTCGGCGGTGTGCGGTGACCCGAACCCCGCTGGAGGACGAGACGAACCGGCAACATGCCCGGCAGCTGCGGGCCGAGCTGCTGGTCGGCATCGCCGTACTGGCGACACTGCTCAACATTCTGGCCGCGCAGCTGGGCCTGCCGGCACCGGTCGTGTGGTTCCTGGGGTTCGGCCTGGGCGTGACCGGCACCGCGGCGTTCGTCGCACTGCTGCTGACGAGGCGACGCTGATGGAGCGGCCTCGTCGGCAGGTGGGCTGCCCGGGTGGGACGCCGTTGGCGGTGTCGCCGTACGGCGCGAACCCGAACCCCGGCGCCATCACCGACGAAATGTGGTGGCTGTGGCAGCAGCTGTCCCTGCTGGAGCCGGGCAGCCAGCTCGGCGGGATCGCCGCTAACAAGCCGGGCTACCACGGGACCCGCAACCAGAACAGCCCGTACGACTACTCGGTGACCGACCCGCCCGACAAGGGTGGCCCGCCGGACAAGGCGGGTGCGATTGACTGGACGTTCCCCGATGCCCAGCTCGGCGACTACACCACCATCGACCGGTACACGTCGCGGCTGCTCGCCTCGGCGCAGGATCCCGACGATCCGCGGTTGAATGGCTGGCGGGAGTTCTACGGCCAGGCCGACGCGGACTCCTACGTCGAGGGCTGGGACACCCGCTACGGGTACGCGGTCACGTCGGACTCCTCGCACCTGTGGCACATCCATCTGTCCGAGAACCGTGACCAGACCACGAGTCTGGCCAACAAGCAGGCCCTGCTGTCCGTCCTGACGGGACAGAGCGTGGCCGACTGGAAGGAAGGCGACGTGAGCGCCAAGGACGTGTGGGACTACGACATCGATCCCGCCAGTAGCAAGTACACCGCGGGCGGCGCGCAGAAGACGACGCTCGATCGCACCGGCTACCTCGCCAATGAGTTCGCCCCGGCCGTGCTCGCCGCGATCACCGACCAGCAGCAGATGCTCGATGCGGTACACACCCGCCTCATCAACGTCGAGGACGAGCTCGAGCTCGGCGCCGAGCAGCGCCGCGGCCTCGGCCACGCCATGGCCCTGCTCCTCGTCCTGGTGCTCATGCTGGGCGGCGCCACCGTGGCGCTGCTGCTGCTGGACTAGATGCCCCGCCGCCCCGCCGGCGAGCAGCCACCGCTGTTCCCCGCCCGCCGCCCGGTCAAGGGCCGCGTCGAGGTCGCCGTCGACAAGGCGGTCCGGGCCGCCCAGCGCGACAAGTCGGTCGGCGAACTCGATGCCGGTCTGATCGCGCTCGCGCGTACCCTGGCCCGCTCGCTGGACGGCGCCGCCGGCGCCAACGACCGGTGGGTCACCGCCCGCCTCGCCGGCGAACTCCGCGAAACCCTGGCCCGGCTGCGCCTGGACCCGACCGCCCGAGGAGCGCACCGTGACCAGGTCGCCGACTTCCTCGCCGATCTCGCCCGGCCCGACCCCGGCACGCCCGCGGTGGGCAACCCCTCGTGACCCGACCCGCCCGACCCACGGCCGCAAGGTCGCCAAGGTCGCCCGCGCACTGGGCTGGCAGTTCATGCCCTGGCAGGACGACGCCATCGACGTCGCCCGCGAGATTGACCCGGCCACCGGCGAGCTTGCCCACCCGATCATCGTCATCACCGCGCAGCGCCAAACCGGCAAGACGGTGCTCTCTGGCTCCAACGCCACCCACATCTGCCTGACCGAACCGGACCGGCTGTGCTGGTACACCCAGCAGGACCGCCGACACGCCCGCGACACCCTGCTTAGAGGACTCGTCCCGCGGGTGCGGCGCTCGCCGTTCAAGCCACCGTTCACGAAGATCCGCGCGTCCAACGGCTCCGAGTCGATCGAGTTCCCCAGCGGCTCCATCTATTCGATCTTCGCCCCGTCCGACGACGCCCTGCACTCCACCGCCAACCGACTGGTCTGCATCGACGAGTGCTGGACGTTCGACCAGGTCCGCGGCGACGAGCTGCTGCAGGCGATCATGCCGACCTTCACGACCGTCGACGGCCAGCTGTGGATGTTCTCGACGGCCGGCAACTACAGGTCCACCTGGTTCAAAGGGCTCGTCGATGCTGGCCGCCTGGCCGCCGAGGCCGGCGCCACGACCGGCATGGCCTATTTCGAGTACTCCATCGGCGACGACGTCGACCCCACCGACCTGGCTGCGGTCGCCGCCGATCATCCGGCCAACGGATTCACGCTGCGGCTGTCGGCGCTGCGAACCGCGGCCGGGCTCATGGGCGTGGACGAGTTCGCCCGCGCCTACGGCAACCGGTGGACCGGCATCACCGCCGACCGCACCATCCCCGCGCTGCTGTGGGGCCTGGCCGCCGACGCGTTCACGCCGCTGCCGCCGCCGGGCGTGGCCGCGCTCGCTCTGGACGTGGACCGCGACGGCGCGTCCGCGGCGATCGTGGCCGGCTGGCGCGACGCGGTCGGGGTCGGGCACGTGGAGCTGGTCGACTTCCGGCCCGGGGTGTCGTGGGTGCCGGCCCGCCTGGCCGAGCTCGACGAGCGGTTGGCGCCGCGGGCGCGCTGGTACGACCGGATGGGCCCGGCCGTCGACGTGGGCGATGAGTGCCTGCGGGCTGGCATCGACCTGCACCCGGCCACCTTCGACGACGTGGCCGGCGCGGCGCCGATGTTCCTGCGCGGCCTGGCCGACCGCACCGCCCGGGTACGCCCGCATCCGGCGTTCGACGCGGCCGCCGATGTCGCCGGCAAGCGGGAGGTCGGCGACCGGTGGGTGTGGGGCAGGCCCAGCCCCGACGCGAAGATCTCGCCGATCCGGGCGGGCAGCCTGGCGCTGTGGGCGTACGACCATGCCCCGCCGCCGCCGGCGCCGTTCCGGATCCTGTGACAACACAAGGGCGCCGGTCACCCCTATGAACCGACGCCCTCGCGCGTGGACCGCAACGGAGTACGGACTGCACCAGAGGATGCATATCAATTATATATTTCACGGCTATCCTGACGCTGTGCCCGATCCGGTCAGGTTTGTGGGCCAGGCCCTCGACCGGTTGCGCGCTGATCCGGTTCGCTACGCCGTTGACACCGCCCGTGCGGTGGCCGGCGCGCTGAATTTCCCGTTCGGTCCGGTCGCCCGGCACGGTGGGCTGCTGCCGACCCAGCCGTGGAATCGCATCCTCTGGCCGCACGAGCTGCCGCTCACCGACCTCGGCCCGTACGTCACGGATCCGGCCAGCGCGCTGGCGCTGCCGTCGGTGTCGCGGGCCACCGCCATCTACTGCGGCGCGATCCGGCAGATGCCGATGGACGCCTACCGCGGCACGACCCTGCTGCCGCGGCCGCGGCTGCTCGAGCAGCCCGACCCGAACGTCGCCCGGGCCTGGTTCATCGGCGTGCAGGTGCAGGATTACTTGCTGCACGGCAACTGTCTCAACATCATCACTGCCCGGGATGCGGTGTCCGGTTGGCCGACCGCGGCGGTGTGGCTGCCGGCCGCCTGGTGCGACATCGACTGGGATCCCAACGAGCCGGGCGCGGTGCGTTACCTCGTCGACGGCGTCGAACTCGACGTCAAGAACGTGGTGCACGTCCGCCGCGGCGCAGACCCGGCCTGCCCGGTGCGCGGCATCGGCATCGTCGAGCAGCACCTGCGCTCGCTGGAGCGGGTCGCGGTGCAGGAGATCTACGAGAAGGAGACGCTGTCGAACGCGGCGGTGCCGTCGGTGGCGGTGATCTCGAACAACCCGAACCTGGGCGAGGAAGAGGCCGGCGCCGCGAAGCTGGACTGGCTGCGCAAGTACGGCGGCCCGACCCGGGCACCGGCCATCCTGCCGGCCGGTACCCAGGTCATTCCGCTGGGCTGGTCGCCCGATGACGCGCAGCTCACCGACGCCCGCCGGCTGTCCCTGCTGGACGTGGCGAACATGTTCAACCTGGACGGCTACTACCTCGGCGCGCCGAACGCGACGCTGACCTACCAGTCGCCGGGCGCGAACTTCTCGAACCTGCTGCGGATCTCGCTCGAGCCGGTGCTGGCCGACTTCGAGGACGTGTGGTCGATGATGTGGCTGCCGCGCGGGCAGCGGGTCCGGCTGGACCGGCTGCAGCTCACGCGCGACGACTTCTCCACCACGATTGAGACCCTGGCCCTGGCCGTACAGGCCGGGATTCTGACGGTGGACGAGGCCCGCCAGTACCTGGCCATGCCGATCCTGGGCGCCAGCACGACCCTGCTGGCCCCGACCGGCACCGAGGATAAGGAGCCGACGTGACGACGATCCGTAAGGTCCGGGTCCGCGGCGGCCCGGCGATGACCTGTCAGGTGACCGACGTCGACACGACCAGCAGCCTGCGCACGATGGTGGGCCGGGCCGTGCCCTACAACGCGTGGGCGTCGCGGGGCTGGTTCCTGCTGTCCATGGCGCAGGGCTGCTTCGACAAGTCCACGAAGGAGGCCGCGGCATCGCTGCCGCTGCTGCTGTTCCACGACTTCGAGTCGTTCCCGATCGGGACCGCCTCCAAGTGGGACTCCCGACCTGACGGGCTATGGGGGGAGTGGGCGCTGGACGACTCGGCCGAGGCGCAGCGGGCGGCGCGGCTGGCGCAGCAGGGCGTGCTCACCGGCCTGTCGGTGGGCTGGCAGCCGATCCTGCAGGACTGGGAGGTCTCCGACCTCAAGGAGTGGACTCTCGACGACGTGGAGACGCTGGACCGGTGCACGCTGCGGGAGGGCCGACTGGTCGAGACGTCGCTGACACCGGTGCCCAACTTCGTCGACGCGACCGTGTCCCACGTGGCGCATCGCGAACGGCAGGCCGCCCGCTCCGACACGCCGCATCTGGACCGGTGGCGGGCGTGGCGCGATAGCCTGTCGGTCTAGGCCACGCGCCGCCCGACCCTGCCGGGACTCCGCCGGAGCCATTGCGCGCCACCACGGAACACCCACGCGCCGGACACGCGAGGAAGAATCCTCACGTCCGCCATGGGAGTTCCAATGCCAATCCCCACGCTCGAGCGCCTGCACGAACAGCGCCAGGAGCAGGTCGACTTCGTAGACCATCTGCTGTCCCAGGTCGACGCCGGCGACGGCCGCGACCTGGTCCCGGCCGAACGAGCCAACCTCGACGCCGCCCGCCAGCGCTTGGCCGAGCTCGACGAACAGATCAAGCCGCTCGCCGAGTTCGAGGCCATGCGGGAATCCGCCGTGCTGCCCACCGGTCCGCGCGGCGGCAGCCGGGTACGTCCGGTCGGCGGGCCCTCGAACACGCTGCCGGTGTACTCCTCGGCCGGCGCGTACATCATCGACTACCTGTCCACGCTGACCCACCGCAACAGTGAGCTGGCCAACATCTTCGGCGCCCGCGCCGACGCCGCCGGCGTCCGGGTGCGGGCGATGCGGGAGGCCGACGCCTTCCAGCGGGCTGCCAACCAGATCACCACCGACACCCCCGGGATCCTGCCGGTGCCGGTGGTCGGGCCGGTGCTGAACACGATCGACGCGTCCCGGCCGCTGATCACGTCGCTGGGGCCGAAGTCGCTGACCGGGATCCCGGGCACGCAGTTCTCTCGCCCGCACATCACCCAGCACGCGACGGCGGGCAAGCAGGCCGCGGAGAAGACGGCGCTGCCCAGCCAGCCGATGAAGATCGATCCGATCCAGTTCGCGAAGGAAACGTTCGGCGGTTCGGTCAACATCTCCCGGCAGGACATCGACTGGACCTCGCCGACGGCGTGGGACATCCTCGTGCAGGATCTGGCCGACGCCTACGCCGTGGCCACCGAGGCCGCCACCACGACGAAGTTCGCGGCCGCGACCGGCATGAACGGCCCGATCACGGTGGCGACCAACGACCTGCAGGGCTGGGCGTCGGCGTTGTACGAGGCGGCGGCGCTGGTCTACCAAGGTTGCGGTCGGCTGCCCGACCGGCTGTGGGTGGCGCTCGACGTGTGGAGCAAGGTCGGCCCGGTGGTCGACACCGCCAAGCTGGTGTTCCCCAGCGCCGCGGACGGGGGAGCGGGGGAGTCGAGCCTTGCCCGGTTCGAGGGCAACATGTTCGAACTCGACCGGGTGGTCGTACCGTCGCTGCCGGACGGGACCGCGATCGTGGGCAGCTCGGCCATGGCCGAGTTCTACGAGGAGCGCATCGGTCTGCTCTCCGCGGTGGAGCCTTCCATCCTCGGTGTCGAGGTCGCCTATGGCGGCTACACCGCGTTCGGGTTCCTCGAGGAGGACGGGTTCACGAAGCTGACCGCGCCCGTCGTCCCGCTCACCACGACCCGGTCGAGCTCGAAGTCGTCGTCCGCCTCCTGATCTGACGTCCGGGCGGTCGGCCGCACGGCCTGGGCTCGGCCCGGCCGGCCGCCCGGACCCCGGAAAGGGGGTGGGCTGTGGCAGCAGTACCGAACGTCGACGAGGTACGTGCGTGGCTGAAGCTGGCCGACACGTCCATGTCCGATGAGGAGCTGGCCGACGTCCTGGCCGGCGAGGTCGAGGACCAGGGCGACGTGTGCCGGATCCCGCTGGAGTATCCGGGGGACCCGAACGCGTACCCGCACAAGCTGCGGATGGCGCTGTTCCGCCGCTGCGGCCGGCACGTCGCCGCCCGCGGGATCCCGCTGGGCACGATCAGCTCGGATGAGTTCGGGCCGTCCCGGCTGGCCAGCTTCGACGCCGAGATCGAACGGCTGGAACGGTCCCGCCGCAAGTTCGTGTCAGGGTAGGGGGAGCGGTGGCCGTTCTGAGAACGCAGGCCGAGCAGCGCGGCGACCTGGTCGCCATGCTCGACGGTGTCACCGCGCCGGTCGGTGCCGGCACCGCGACGCTGGCCGCGCACGAGGTCAAGCCGCCCTCGCCGGTGGCGTACGACTGCTGGCCGGTGTGGCAGGCCACCCGCCCGACCGGCATGTGCATCTACGAGATCGACTGGACGGTGTTCGTGGCGCTGCCCGGCGCCGACGCGCAGACGTGGGTGGCCAACGGCGACCCGCTCGTCGCGGCCGTGATGGCCGCGCTGGACACCGTCGACGTGCAGCGGGTCGAACCCGTGCAGATACCTGTGACCGAGGGCCAGGCGATGCCGGCCCTGCAGCTCACCCTGACCATCTAGAAAGGACGGACGACCATGGCGGGTAAGGCGACGAAACTGGGGCCGGGCCAGCTGACCATCGGCGACACCACCACCGGGCTGGACCTGTCGTGCCAGGTGTCCGCCGCGAAGGTGGAGTGGGACAAGGACAAGGAGGACGACGTCCCGACCTTGTGCGGTGACACGATCGCCGGCGGCATCACCTACACGGCGAAGCTGACCGGCACCGTCCTGCTCGACCTGTCCGACCAGGGGATGGTCGACTTCACCTGGACGAACAAGGGCCTGGAGTTCCCGTTCGTGTTCGAACCGTCCACAGCGGAGGCGAAGGCCGTCGTCGGGAACCTGATCGTCGACCCGCTCGACGTGGGCGGCGACGAGGTCAAGAAGAACATGAGCGTCGACTTCGAATGGGACATCGTCGGCGAGCCCACCTGGGGCGCCACGCCCCCACCGTCGGCGGCCGCGGCCACGCCCGCCCGCGACGAGGAACCTGCCCGCGACGAGGAACCCGTCTATGCCTGAACCGATCATGCGCGTCGACGGGGCCCGCCAGCTGCGGGCCACGATGAAGGCCGCCGGCGCCGACCTGTCCGACCTCAACGCCGTCAACAAGCAGACCGCCTCGCTGGTGAGCGCCGAGGCGGTCGGACGGACGCCGCGACGCACGGGCGCGCTCGCGGCGACCGTGCGCCCGGCCGGCACGCGTACCGCTGCCATCGTCCGTGCCGGCCGGGCCTCCGTCCCGTACGCCAACGTCATCGAGTTCGGCTGGCCGGCCCGTGGGATCGAGGCCCAGCCGTGGGTGTACGAGGCGGCGCAGGCCAAGGAGTCGCAGTGGACGTCGTACTACGAGGCGGAGATCGACAAGATCGTCGGCCGGATCCGGGGTGCTGAAGGTGGCTGAACCCAAGCTGACCACGCCCCGCGCCCGGGTCGTCCTCGACGACGGCACCGAACACGAGGTGCGCATCCTCAACGCCGACATGGTCGCCTTCGACCGGGACAAGGCCCGCCACCGGGACTGGCCCGCCGCGGACACCGGGCCCATGTTCTGGGCGACCTACCTGGCGTGGCGGGCGATGCTGCGTACCGGTGTCCTCGAGGGTGTGTCGCTGCAGGCATTCGAGTCCAAGGCGCTGCAGGTGGAGGTGCTCACCGACGAGGACGGCGCCGACGAGGTGGACCCTACCCGGACGGGTCCCGGGCCCGGATGAGCGTCGCTCTCATGCTGAGGACCCGCGTCCCGACGACCTACTGGGACGCGGCCGCCGACGCGGAGATCGCCACCGTGCTCGAGCTGCTGCGCGAGCAGGACGAGGAGTAGCCGGTGGCGAACAACCCGACCACGCTGGTCATCCGGATCCTGGCCGACGCCAAGCAGGCGCAGCAGACGTTCTCCAGGGCCGGCGGCAAGGCCACCAAGTTCGCCTCCGGCATGGGCAAGGCAGCCCTGCCCGCGGCCGCGCTGCTGGCCGGCCTCGGCGCGATGGGCAAGGCCGCCGCCGACGACGCCCAGGGCCAGGCCATCCTCGCCAACCAGCTGCGCAAGTCGGCCGGGGCAGGCGATAAGCAGATCGCCAACACGGAGGCATGGATCTCCCAGGCGACGCTGGCCACCGGCGTCGCCGACGACCAGCTGCGCCCCGCGTTGGCGTCCCTGGCCCGGGCCACCGGCGACGTCGGCACCGCCCAGGGCGACATGACCACCGTCCTCGACGTGGCTGCCGCCACCGGCAAGGACGTCACCACCGTCGCCGACGCCCTGGCCAAGGGCTACGCCGGCAACACCGGCGCGATCGGCCGGCTGGTGCCGGGCCTGTCCAAGGCCGCCGTCAAGTCCGGCGACATGGCCGTCATCATGGACGAGCTCGGCAAGAAGACCGGCGGTACCGCGAAGGTCGCCGCCAACACCGCCACCGGCAAATGGAAACGCATGCAGACCGCCCTCTCAGAAACCAAGGAGGGCATCGGCACCGGGCTGCTACCCATCATGGAGACCCTCGCCGGGTGGCTCGCCAAGCTCGGCGGGTGGGCGGCCACCAACGCCGGCGCCGTCAAGATCTTCGCGATCGCGTTCGGCATCCTCGCCACCGCCATCCTGCTGGCCAACGCCGCGATCAGCATCCATACGACCGTCACCACGATCTCCACGATCGCCACGAAGGCATTCGCGAAGGAGAGCAAGATTGCCGCCGTCGCGACGAAGATCTGGGCCGGCGTGCAATGGGCGATGAACGCGGCCATGGCCGCCAACCCGATCGTGCTCATCATCATCGCGATCCTGCTGCTGGTGGCCGCGGTGGTCATCGCGTACAAGAAGTCCGAGACCTTCCGCAAGATCGTGCAGGCTGCCTGGAACGGCATCAAGAAGGCCGCGCTCGCGGTCTGGAACTTCCTCAAGGCGTACGTGTTCGCGCCGCTGGTCGCCTACTACACGGCGTTGTGGAAGGCCGCGAAGGTGGCCGTCGACAAGGTCATCAAAATCTGGGACGGGCTCAAGGCCGCGTTCAAGGCGGTCTGGGACTGGCTCAAGTCCAATGTGTTCGATCCGATCATCGCCATCTTCGACGCCGTCGTCGACGCGGTGAGGACGGTCATCGACTGGATCAAGAAGATCAAGATCCCCAAAGCGGTACAGAAGATCATCGACAAGGTCGGTGGCGTGTTCGGCCGGGCCGCACCGCCACCGGCCGCGCCGGCGCCGGCGCCCCGCGTCGCCACCAGCCGGGCAGCGGCACCGGCCGCGCCCGCCTCGGCCGGCGGCGTCGACCGCGACGCGCTCGCCGCGCTGACCGACGGTTCACAGGTGATCGTGCAGGTGGCCGACCGTAAGCTCGCCGACCTCATCGACGTGCGGATCCGGGCCAACGCGACGGCGGCCGCGCGGAACCTGCGGCGCCGTTCGGTGGTGGTCGTGTGAGCCTGACGGTGTTGTGGCAGGAGGCGTACGGGTACGTCCGGTTCGACGTGCGCGACGCCCCGGCCGGGTACACCGTCAAGCGGATCGCGGTCGCCGCGACGAACCTGATCCCGATCCCAGGCTTTGAGGACTCGACCTGGCTCGACGCCACCGGCGCCGGGTACGGCGAGGACTACCGTCCGCCGCTGGGCGCCACGGTCACGTGGGTGGTCTGCCCGGTCGACGCCACCGCCGATGACCCCGCCTACGAGCGGGCCTCGACGGCCACGCCGGCGGAGGCGTGGCTGCGCGACGTGGCCCAGCCGCAGACCTCCCGGCAGGTGAGCGTGGTCACCGCCGATGAGGAGTCGCTGCCGGCCTACCAGCACATCTACGACATCTCCGGGCGGCGGCTGCCGCTGGTGGTGCACGACATCCGGCAGGGCCGGCACGGGTCGGTGGTGCTGGCCGTCGACGACATCGCCGACCGCGGCGACCTCGAGCATCTGCTGGCCACCGGCAACCCGCTGCTGCTCACCTTGTGCGAGGGCACCGGCTGGCTGCCGTGCATGATGGCCATCGGCGACGCCACGTTCGCCCGCCGCGGCCAGGCCGCGAAGTGGTTCCTGCGGTTCGACTACGTCGAGGTCGACGACCCGCTGCGGATGGCCGCCGACCGGGTCGTGGCGGTGTCCTGGACCGACGTCGTCAACGGCTACCCACAGCGCCCGGGCGATCCGTCACCGGTCACCTGGTCATGGGTAAATCTTTCCTACCTCGACTGGCTGGCGCTCATCGGCGGGAACCGCAAACCGTGATCGTGATCCCCGGCGGCGACGACATCCGCGACGTCGAACAGCGCGACCACGGACTCATCGCCGTGGCCGAGGTCCGCGCACCGGACGGCGGCGAATGGCATCCGATGCAGGTGCGGTCCGGGTCGATCACCCTGACGGAGATCGGGACGCTGCCGGCCCGTACCGCCACGCTGTCGGTCATGTCCTGGACCGACGACACCGACGACGTGGGCGACTGGCTGACCCAGTTCGGATCGTGGATCCGGCTGTGGCACCAGGTGGTCCGGGTCGGCGGCACCGTGATCCTCGCGCCGCTGGGCTACTACCGGGTCGACAAGCTCGACCCGAACCCGCTCGACGGCACCATCGACATCACCGCTTCCGACGTCGGCGCCCTGGTCGTCGACTACGCCCTGCCGACGCTGGCCGCCGGGCAGGTCACCACCGGCCTGACCTACCTGGCCGCGCTGACCACGATGCTCGCCGACACCCTCACCGGGATCCCCGCCTGGTGGACCACCGCCGTCGACCCGGGCGACGCCTCGGCCACCGCGAAACCGACGGCCCGGCTGCAGTACACCGGCTCGCGGATCGACGCCGCGGTCAACCTCGCCGCCCGCCTCGGCCGGGTCATCACCACCCCGCTGGACGGCAGCGCCGCGTTCCGCCTCACCACCGCCCGCGACGCCACCGACGAGGCCGACATCACCGTCCGCGGCGGCCAGCTCGGCAACCTCGTCGAGCTCAGCTCCGAGGCCAACCGCGATGGCATCGCCAACGTCGCCCTGCTCCTGTACACCCGTGAGGTCAAGGCCGCCGGCGCCCGGACCCGCATCGAGCAGCGCCGCCTGGTCGAGGCGTACACGAACACCGACGCCGACACCGCCGCGTACGGACCGTTCGGCACCGTCACCATCGAGGTCGACTCGACCAACGTGGCCGACGACGCCGCCGCGGCCGCGGCCGCCGACACCGTCCTCAAGTCCACCCTCACCCAGGTCCGCGACGTCGCCGGCGACGTGTCACCGATCTACGGGCTGGAGTCCGGCGACATCATCCGCATCGAGGACGCCCAGGGCATCGCCACAACGGGCATCCTCACCGGCGCCGGCATCGGCCTCACCGCCGCGGACAGCTGGTCGCTGACCGTGCGTACCTTCGTGCCCGTCGGCGACTGGTCCGGGCCGCGCCGCACCGTGCTGACCGACGCCTACACCGTCCGGGACGAGGCCGACTGGACGAACGTGGCGTCGAAGTCGGTGGACCTGACCGGCCACACCACGAAGGGCTGGTCGGGATCCGGTGGCACCGTCAAGGACGGCGGCTCGCGGCTGCTGTTCACCGCCAACGGGTCGGCCACCGCCCGACTGCACTCACCGTCGGTGTTCACCATGCCCGCCGCCCGCCGGCTGCGGGTGACCTTCAGCGTCCGCAACGGCGGCACGTCCACTGACGTGCGCGCCCGCGCCTACGTCGACCCGAACGCCTCCGGCGGCGTCTACGGCGCCTTCGTCACCATCCACCCCGGCAAGTCCCGCACCGTCAAAGCAGAACTCGACGTCGGCGCCGGCACCACCTTCACCATCGGCGTCGACATGGACAAGGCCAACGGCACCGCGCTACCCAACGGACACAAGATCTACGTGTCCAACGTCCGGGTGGAGAAGGCAGTCCGGAGACCGCAGTGACCCAGACCCCGCTGACCGACCTCGCCCGGGCCGCCGCCGACCCGTTCCCGGTGCGCTGCTACCTGGCCAACGTGACCGCCGTGGACACCATCGCGGGGGAGTGCTCCGTCGACATCGGCGACGGCAACCCGCTGACCGGCATCATCTACGTCGGCCCAGCTGTGACCGTCGGCGACCAGGCCGTGCTCGTCACGTTCCGGCGCAACGCCGTCGTGCTCGGCGGCACAGCCGGCGGATCAGGTGAGCAGGGCCCGGCCGGCCCGCCCGGGCCGCAGGGCGACCCCGGCCCGCAGGGCCCCGCCGGCGCGACCGGTCCGCAGGGCCCCAAGGGCGACACCGGCGCCCAGGGCCTGCAGGGAGCGACCGGCGCGCAGGGCCCGCCCGGTACGACCGGTGCTCAAGGTCCCAAGGGCGACCCCGGCATCCAAGGCCCGGCCGGCGCGACCGGCGCTCAAGGCCCGAAGGGTGACACCGGCGCGACCGGTGCCCCGGGCGCGACCGGTGCCCAGGGCCCCAAGGGCGACACCGGTGCGACTGGCGCCCCGGGAGCGACCGGTGCCCAGGGCCCCAAGGGCGACACCGGCGCCCAGGGCCCACAAGGCATCCAGGGTCCGCAAGGAATCCAGGGCCCACCCGGCGACCCCGGAACCTTCAACACGTGGGCGGACCTACTCCCGTGACCGGCTAGCAAGAAGGAACGAACATGGGCACCACGCCGAACTACGCATGGCCATACCCCGAACTGACCGACCCACCCGACGGCGCCAGCCAGATCAAGGCCCTCGCTGTTGCCTCGGATGCAACTACAAAGACTCTCGACACGCGCCTCGCTGCGGCCGAACAACCCGCGCTCGGCCGTTTCACCAAGACAAGCGCGCAGTCAGTCAACAACGCCACGTACACCACGATCACGTTCCCTACCAAGGACGAAGATCCCGGCGTCATGGCCGATGCGGGCGGCACACAATTCACCATCAAGAAGGCCGGCATCTGGATCATCATCGCGTCGATGGCATGGGCTCCGCACGCGACCGGCTTCCGGATCTTCACGATCAGCGTTAACGGCAACCTGATGACAGGCACCGGCGCCGCCTCGGGAGGCGCGTACAACATGCCGCTGGGCGCGAGCGCGATTCTCCGGCTGGCGGTAAACGACGTCGTCGAATTCACCGGCTATCAGACATCGGGCGCTGCACTGAACACCAGCGCCACGACACCCGGTAAGGCGTCATTCCTCTGGCAACGGGCATAGCCGGCTCCTTACACGGGGTGGCGCGTGGCCTGAGGACTGCTGTACGGTCACGCAGCGACCACTCGCCTTACGCGATTCCGGTCGGGCCAGGGGAGTTTGCGCAGCGTACGGGCACAATGGTGCTCGCTGGATGCCTTACAAGCGAGGGGTCGCTGGTTCGAAACCAGCCGTGCCCACAAACACACTCTGACCTGCGGAAATGCGATGCGGGTGATCCACACCTGTCGGAAACATTCTTCGCAGAGGACTCGCTTATGCATCGACCGACGCTAGTCCCGTTGGCCTCATCACATCCCGGCATACCGCCGGCCCTTACCGCCACCCTCGACTCGTTCGATCTATCGCTGCGGGTGGCCCACCGCTCCGACAACACCCGGGCGGTCTACCTCGGCGCCGCCCGCAAGCTTGCGGTCTGGCTCCACGCCGAGGGCGTCGAGGACTTCCTCGACGTCAAGAAGGCGCATATCGAGCTCTACCTGCTATGGCTGTCCGAGACACCGATGAAGAACGGAAAGCTGCCCGCGAGCGGGTACGTGAACAACCAGTACCGGGCGCTGCAGCAACTGTTCAAATGGCTGGCGGATGAAGAGGAAATCGCCGACCCCTTCAAGAAAATGAGACCGCCAAAGATTGACCGCAAACTCAAGCCCGTCCTCGACGAGGACGTTCTGCTGGAACTCATAAGGAGCTGCGAAAAGCGGCGCGACTTCGAATCTCGCCGCGATGCGGCCATCATGCGGCTGTTCGCTTCCACGGGAATTCGGCTCGCCGAGCTGACCTATCTCGCAATCGACGACCTGGACCTCATCAAGCTGACCGCTCTGGTGATGGGCAAAGGACGCAAACAACGTCTGGTCAAGTTCGACGCCAAGACAGCACAGGCGCTCAGCCGCTACCTACGCGTCCGTACGGAACATAAGTTCGCGGCACATCCGCGGCTGTGGCTGGCGGTCAAGAACCGCGGACCGATGACTCCCAACGGCATCCGGCAAATCATCGAACGCCGCGGCGCCGCCCTCGGCCTGGACATCCACCCGCACATGTTCCGTCACACGTTCAGCCACCGTTGGCTCGACGCCGGTGGCGCCGAGGGCGACCTCATGGAACTCAACGGCTGGGACTCACCGGCCATGGTCCGCCACTATGGACGGTCCGCCGCCGGCGTTCGTGCTCGACGTGCCTACGACCGCGTCAACGTCATGGGCGACATCTGAATCCCTCAAGGAGAACCACATGCCCAAGAAGTCCAATCCCTCCGAACCCACGCCGGTGGAGCGCTCCATGCAGGGCAGGATCGCCGCATACGAACGGTGGGCCAAGGAAGAGGACCGGACGGCCGCCACAGCTGCCGGCCGCAAGGCGTTCCGGGACCGCTTCGAGCGCGAGGTCGACCCCGAGGGCGCCCTGGCACCCGAGGAACGAGCTCGTCGTGCGGATGCCGCGCGCAAGGCCTACTACACCCGACTGTCGCTGATGGCGGCACAGGCTAGGCGGGCGAAGCGCGACCGGAAGTAGAGGTTTCCTCGCATCACTGGGCCGGCGCGTTCTTGGCGCGCCGGCCCTTCCGTAGGCCGGCATCGCGGCGGCGCATCGCGAACGCCTGCCGGTCGAGTGCGGCGATGTCCTCCGGATCGAGATCGGCGGCGTTGACCGCCAAGCTCACCGCTTGCGGTGGCACCGGAACCACCTTGTAGCCCATGCCTCGGCAGATCAACGTGTCGACCCGTCCAAGATCAGTGAGCATCACGTCGGCAATCGCCTGCCGGTGACGCAGACTGCTGATCTTCGGCCCGTCGTGGGTGAACCACTCATTCAAGGTCGACCGGCCGATGCCCATCGCCTTCGCCATGCGCGTGGTGTTACCGGCGAACACCTCGTCGCGCACGGCCACGAGCGCCTGCCCGATCGGACTGGGCGGGCGCATATGTCGGCGCCTCGCCGCTGCCACGCCGCAGATGCTGCCCTATGACCAGGGGACTTTACACAGAGGTGGCCGGAGTATCCGGACGCACGGTCGATGAGAAATGGTAAGAATAGGGCACTATCGGGAAAGCTTCAGTACGAACCCGCAACCTGTGGTTACCTGCGATCGGTTACGCCAAACAGGGGAAAAGGGCGGACCGGAGGGTGATACAGATGAACGGAGCTGGATCTAATTCAGTGGCCGGAGTATCCGGACAACCGGACACCGCACCGCGGTTCTACACCGTGCGCGAGTACGCCGCGCTGACCCGGTTCCATCCGCGCACGATCCGCATGAAGATCCGCAATGGCGAGATCGCCGCTGAGAACATCCACGGCCGGCTGCGCATCCCGGCGCAGGCACTCACCACGCACACAGATAAAGGCGCCGCCAGCGCTAGTCCCGCCGGCGACGCCTGACGACCAACCGCTCGCAACGAGGAGATCGTCGACATGGAGTCTAAAGCTGAGTCCCGACTGCATGGCCAAGTGGCCGCATACAGCTCGTGGGCCCGTACACCCGATCGTGCGGCCCGGACGGCCGCGGCCCGCAAGGCCATGTACGGAAAGTTCGCCCGCGAGGTCGACCCCGACGGCGTACTCGACGAGGCCGAATTGGCCCGGCGCGTGACCGCCGCGCGCAAGGCCTACTTCTCCAGGCTGTCCCTGGCCGCGGCCCAGGCTCGGCGGCGCCGCCGTGAGTCATGAGCCGCAACGGCTGCCAGTGGTGCGGCCAGCAGATCCGCTGGGTACGCACGGAGGCCGGCCGGAACATGTGCCTGGATCCGCACCCGACGCCGGCCGGCAACGTCGCCCTGGTCCAGACGCCCGATGGCACTCGCGCCCGCGCGCTGAAGGTGGCCGAGCTCGCGGAGTGGCGCGGCCAGCTGTGGATGCCGCACATGGCGACCTGCCCGCACGTCCGAACGCGAACCGGGACAAAGAGGCAGATATGAGACAATCTTCCCTATGGCGCGTCCTGTTTCACGGAGGCCGACGCACATCTTCTTCCGAGACGGCGGGCTCGGACGAGACCACCGTGGTCGTGCCTACTGCCTCCGCTGCAACCTCCCAGAGACCTCACCTCGCCACCGGCCTGCACCGCCACCACAACTCGCGCTGGACTACGCCCAACGGGCAGCGGGGGAGCGTCCGCCCGAGGCCGACTGAGTCGCCGGCCCGGCGGACCCGCCGGGTCGCCTCGGACATCGCCGCGGTCGTCGCCATGTTCGCCGCGGTGGCGCTGCTGCTGGCCGGGGTTGTGCTGCTGGCCTCGATGATCGGCCCCGGCCGGTGAGCGCGGCCACGCTGCGCGGGCGGCTGCCCGACGGCGACTCCAACGGCCTGGCCGCCATCGCCGCTGACCTGATCGCCGAACCCGACCGGCTGCGCACCCTCGTGGTGCTGGTCGACACGTCGGAGATCAGGACCAGGTTCGACACCCGGTCCCGGACCGCCACGGTCCGGATCCGCCACGTCGAGCCGATCGTCGACACCGCCGACCTGGAGGCGGTCGACCTGATCCTGCGCGGCGCGCTCAAGCGCCGTACCGGCGGCACGGACCTGCCCGCCCTGCTCGAGCAGCCCGCGCTGCCCTTCGACACCGAGGGGGACTGATGGTGTGGATCAGACTCCATGACGGCGAGGACCCGATCCCGCCGTCGATCACCTGCCCGGTGTGCGAGATGACGTCGTACCACCCCACCGATATCGCCGAGGGCTACTGCGGCCACTGCCACGACTTCACCAGTCCCAAAAGACCAGCAGACCAACCGGAGGAGGAGTGAGCCATGTTCCGTACACCCAACCGGCATCGGGCGCCGGCGCAGATGTTCGACTGGGCGCTCGCCGCTGCCGACTTCCTGGCGATCGCGACCGCCGCGGCACTGTGGACGTACGGGCTCGGCCGTGTCCTCGGGATCGGCGTATGAACAGCGCCCTGACCCGCCGTGGCTCGACGTCGCGGTGGCGGCGCATCCGCGAGGCGATCCTGATCCGCGACCGCAACATCTGCCGGAAGGTCGTCGACGGGCACCTGTGCGGCGCGTACGCCGACACGGTCGGGCACATCGTGCGCCGCGAGAACGGCGGCACCGACGACCCGGTCAACCTGCGCGCCGAGTGCGCGTCATGCAACTACGGCGAGCGCCCGACGCCGGCGGCCGCCGTGGTGCGGCCGAGCCTGGTGCAGCTGGCGATCGCCCGGCTCCTCGACGAGGCGGGCCTGGCGTGCACGGCCGGCCGTCGGCAGGCGCTGGCCGTGCTGCCGGCCCGCCGCTTCCGGTCGCCCGACATCGACTGCGCGTGCCGGTGGCGGCGCGGCCGCGGCCCGCTGACCCGGGTGTAAAGGCGAAGGGCACTACATATCCGATGGGCTGGTTGCGTAGCAACGACGTCGCCGCGGATCTGCCGGCGCTGGTGGCGCTCGCCCGTACCCAGCGGGAGGCCGACCTGCTGCTGGGCATCCACATCGCCCTGCAGCTGTACTGCGCCAAGCACACGACGAACGGGTTCGTGCCCAGGCTGATCGTGCGCCAGCACCTGCGCGGCCGTCTGCTCGAGGCGTTCGTCGGCGCCGGCCTGCTCCACGAGGCGGGCCACGACTGCGAGTGCATGGGCGGCCTCGGCTGGCCGGCCGGCATGGCCTATCACGTGCACGACTACCTGCGCTACAACCCGACCCGCGAGGAGTACGACGTCAAGCGGGCCAAGGAGGCCGAGCTCAACGACCGCGAGCTGCGCCATGCGGTGCTGGCCCGGGACAAGGGCTGTTGCCGCTACTGCGGCGTGCTGACGAAGGAGTACGACCGCAAGTCCGCCGTCGGCCGGGTGTACGACCACGTCGACCCGGCCGCCGCGAGGGGCGCCGCGAATCTGGTCGTGGCGTGTCGGTCGTGCAACTCCCGCAAGGGCAACCGCACCCCGGAGGCGGCCGGCCTGACCCTGCGCCCCGCACCGGTCGATGAACCCTCAACCACTCCAGACCCCGGCTGGTCGGCCGCCGACACCGCCGCTCCGCATTCCCTCAACGGCCCCGTTGAGGGCGGCGACCAGGCGCCGACCAGCCGGCCTATCAACGGGTCGACCAACCACCGGATCAACGGGTCGACCAACTGGTCGACCACAGATCCGACTACTCCCGCGCGGGGACGGGACGGGACGGGACGGGCTGACGCCGGTGATGCCGGGCCGGGCGGCTACCGCGATCAGACCGGCCCGGCCTCACCCCGACGGAACTCCCGCTTCCCCGACCCGTACCGGCGCACCGCGATCACCGGCCCCGACCCCGCCGACCACCCCGGGCTACCCACCGCCGAGGACCTAGCCCGTGGACCCCCGCCGGAGGACCACCCCTCGTGACGTCAACCGACCCACGAGCCCAGGACCCACAACATGAGCGACCATCCACAAGCCACCGCGTGGGCGGATGTGACCCACGCCGTGCTCGTCCACGCCGTCGGCGCCTGCCGCGCGGCGGGCATGAACGCCCCCGACGGCGGCCCGCTGTACGTGCTCACCCTGATCGGGCGGTGCCGGTGCGGGCGCGAGGACGACGGAGACATCGACCAGAGCGTGCTGCTCCGTGACGTCGACCTCGTCAACGTCATCGCCGCGCTGACCGACGTCGCCCGCGACACTGCGCTCGGCGACAGCCTCGCCGACCGGGTCGAGACCGTCATCGAGGCCACCCTCGACCGGCTCGGCACCGACAAGACCGGCCAGCTCGTCATCACCTGCACCGCCTGCGGGCAACGCGTCGAGGACTGCCACTGCACCTGGATCGGTCCGCGTGCGTAGGTTCCTCATCCGGGACGTCGCCGACCGCAGCGTCCGCGGCCGCGGGGTCGCCTTCGACGACAACGTCATCGGCGTGCGCTGGGACGACGAACCTCACATGACCCTGGTGTTCATGGACCAGGACACCTTCGCCGACGCCCTCCTCGACGCCCCGGTCAAGCTGCTGTGGATTGACCCGCCCGCGGAGTACCAGTGATCGCCGTCCCCACGGTCGAGGTCTACGCCGCCGCCCGCGTCTACCTGCTCGCCATCCACCGCAACGAGACGCATCCCACCGTCGCGGTGCAGCAGGCGCTCAATCTGTCCCGGAGCAGGATCGCCCGCCGGCTGCGCGCCGCCCGGGACATGGGCCTGCTGCCCGCGACCGGCCGCGGTATCCGCGTGTTCGGCCCGGGTCACTGGCCCCGCGCCGCGCAGTGGTGCACGTCCGGCGGCCGGCCGATCTGGACCGCCTGCCAGGAATGCCGCCACCCCTGGCCCTGCCCTGACGCGGCCACCCTCGACTGGCTCAAACGCATCGACCGGGCCGAGCGGACCGTCGACTCGCTCAAACGCATAGACCGAGCCGTTGGGAGGTCCCCGTGAGCGACAACGAATGCCGCGACTGCGGCCGCCACATGCTCCTCTTCGCCCGCCAGCTGTGTTCCGCCTGCTACAACCTCCGGCGCAAGGCAGGCAAGGTGTGGGACGGCCCACCTCCGTACTCCGCCGGCCGCCGCATCCATCGGGCCGAACCGCTCAACGGCCCGGGTGTGTGCCCGGACTGCCAGCGCTGGTGTGAGCGCCGCGCTGTGCGCGGGTTCTGCGCGAACTGCTACCGCATCCGTAAGGAGGCGGGCGACCGCGAGTGCGTTGGCCCGCGCCCGGAGGTACGCCGTCCGACCGAGTGGCCAGCGCGTGGGCACTGGACGGTACAGGGCCGCCCGGCCCGGCCGGAGCCGAACCCCAGCGACAAGGTCGATTGGCGTGCCATGGCCGACGTCATCAAGGCCCTGCGATGACCGATGCCATTCCACAATGCCGGGACTGTTCCAACGTCAGACCCGTCAAAGCCCGCGGGCTGTGCGGCACGTGCTACCACAAACGGCTGTCCGCCGGACGTCGTTGGGACGGGCCGCCACCACTACCGCTGACCCCCCTCGCCGGGCAGACCCGGCACTGGCGACAGATCACCGGCGACATCACCCGGTGCTACACCTTCACCGTCTACCCGGGCCAACCACGGCGAGGATGCAGCACGTGCGGCGCGATCCCGGATCGTCTATGGAACGGCATGTGCCACAGCTGCTACAGGCGTCGCGGTACGAGCCGGACACTGACGGCACCTACCCGTGCGGAACACCTGATGCCGCCGGCCTGTCTGGCACCGCCCTCGTTCGCTGCGGTTGTGGAAGCCAGACAGGCCGGCCCCTCATGTCCTCAAAGGAGCACGCCATGAACGGACCGGACCAACTCAACGACATGATCGAGACACTGCGCCGTCACATACGTATGAACAAGCGGCTCACCGTCCTACTCATGGCGGTCGTGATCCTCAACGCGGCTGCGGCCCTCTTCAACTTGTGGCGAGTGATGCATCGGTGATGTCCGTTTTTTGTGGAGCGGTGGGGGCGCGGACAC